CTATTTTTTCTTTTGCCTCTTCTGTATGTCTTCCCCAAGAAACACCTTTATTATGTGCAGGCTTTCCTTTTTTAACATCAGATAATTTTTTCTTTGTTTCATCAGATAATTTTTTACCTGTATGTGCTTTTGATATTTTGTCTTTCCATGTAATCTCTCTTCCTTTATTAAATCCTTCTGGTTTTTTCTTTCCTTTTTTAGCTTCCGACATTTTTTTTCGTGTTTCAGAAGAGAGCTTTTTTCCTATATTAGCCTGTCTAATTTTTTCTTTGGCTTCCTCAGAATGTTTCATGAAAAATCAATTTCCTTCACGAGAATTTTATTTATGTTGTACTTGTGTAATATGTCGTTTACTACATGGAGGTGTGCATCCTCCACGTCCTTTATTTGCACGAGCACCTTTTCCAGAACCATCTCTTTTAGGCACTCCTGGCTGGTTTCTTTTTTGTGCCATTTTCTTTTTCCTTTACTGGTTTGGGCGGTTCAGCTTCCCGTTTCTCCTGTACTGATTCTTGATCAGCTACCGATAAAGTTTCAGGAAACTCTTCATCTTCCATAGATTTTTCTTTTCTCAACTTACCATAATTCGGAAAACCAAGTCTACGTGCAATCTCCCGTCTTGGAATTCCTAATACATCAATTACTGAAGCATGTTTTGATCCAAGAAATGCTTTTGCTATGGATTCTATATCCTCAAGTCTCGAAACAGGCAAACATATATCCACAAGCTTATACACTTCTTTCTTCACACGGCCATAAACAGGTTCACCATTCTCAAATCGAATTGTTTCTCGTATATACCTGTATAGTTTGAATTCAGGCTTAGCCACAGAACGAAGAAAGAAAATAGGACGCCAGAAAGTATATTGCAGAAACAGTTTAAAATAATGCAGTTCATCATTTATACGATCACCCTGTGGCCCCTGAGATGCTTTCACAGATGCATATGTACTTCTATAGTCGCCCAGCATCACATCTTGAGGCTTCTGTAATCCTGAGCTTACCATCTGCATAATATCAGTATCTTGATCTGAGATGTTGGGCAGCTTAGGATTCTCAACTGAGACAGACATTCCAGGGGGAAGTACAAGAGTGCCACCGGGATCTTTTGTCTGCATCACACCTGTCTTCTTACGATCTTCTTCAGACATAGAAAGCCATCTACGAAATGCCTGCGTATCATTAATACTAATCACCCACAGATAAGCACCACTTGATTTCTTATGGTCAATCTCATACTTCTTCAGAGCTTCATAATAGTTCACCCATTCAATCGTAGTGCGGATATGAGATATGTTACGCTGCGTGAGAAAACCTCGATTCCAATGCACAATAAAGCGATAATACCCATTAAACTGAGCATATACCGGATCATCGCTCTTACTTTTTCGTATCTTGTCCACTTCATAAGATGGATGATCTTCAACGTCTTTCTCAAGCTCAGGATAGTACGCTATATTAATAGATGGGATCAGAACTGTATTTGACTCAGTTCCTTCTTTTGTTCGATTCTTGAACTGAGCCAGATAAAATAAGGGAAAGGTTTGTTTGGTAGGATGGAAGATTATTCCAGATCCATTATCTCCCCCACCTCTGATCGTTCTTGGTGCTATGAAATCAACTTCAACAAAACCATCAGTATGCAGTGTGTACATTAAAAAAAGCTCACCCTCGATCTCAGAACGTGCTACAAACTTAGGAAAAGTCTGATACAGATCGTTACGGGGATCTTCCATGATCTCATCAACAGCGGTTTGTATTTTAAGATAGTCAGAACTAAAGCCAAAGCCCCATCCTGCCATCCTACCCATAAAATCACGGACATGAGAGTTGATCTGTGGATTAGACTCCGCTTTGTCCCAACATAGCTTTTGAAGCTCATGTAGATCATGAAGATATTCAGAAGAGACTTCAGGAAAGCCATCAGCATCCACAACACGCTCAGTTGCTCTTCCTTGTGTGAAAATGGGGAAAGAAAAGGACTTCAGCATATCATCTGATAGTGAATCAAGCAGATTTACAACTTTTTCATCTGCAAGATTAAGTGGTGCTTTCGCCTTAGCCATTACCTACCTCTCTGTAATCTGCGTGATTTCTCTTATTGGGAACATAAACCCCAAAGAATGAATTAGCTTGTCTTTCTCTAAATGATTCCACACCGTGCTCCCGACTTCCATAGAGTCCCCAACCAAGAGAAAAAACAGCGTCATCTTGTACGCCAAATCTTTCATTTTTTTGTGGACTTCCGTACCATTTCTTTTGGGGGTCATAATCAAACATCTCCAATTCTTCCCAAAGAATGTTGCTCTTGTTGACACCTGAAACATAGATGGCGGGAGATTTAAAGCGTCCATTGCGGACTGCGACAAAAAGCTCAGAAAAAGCTTTCTTTTGAAGGTCAAAACTTGGATGAACAGCCTCAAACTGAATATCATGCTCTTCACACCAGGGGGCTAAGTCCCAAGCTCCCCATCGTTCTGAACATAATGTGTCGATTCCATCAAATTCATTATAGACTGTTTTCAACTCCCTTTTAATACCTTCCAGTGTGGCATCTTCAACATGTGCCAAATGGATAAGAAAATAAAGGTATTCTGGAACCTCGCTCTCACTTCCGATGTTATGCGCGGTTCGGCTATCTGTCAATCCCTTTGCTATGGCAGTTACTATTGTACGTGCAGAAGGATTCTTCGCCATCGGGTCTGATCTGTCTATTCCCGCATGTATGCTCCAATACGTATTGTATTTTGCAGTAAGTTTGTTCAGATCATCAATTGTGGCACATACAGGCATTGTCGATCTATTAAGCTCATACAGATAATCTGTTGGTAAGAGCTTTCCTTCAAGAATTCCAAGCTTCTTCTTCGTCCTCTCAAGGTCTTTGACAGTAGTATGTTTTCGTCTGCGTCTCGCCTGTGGATTACTTCGCTTATCTTTTGCCTTAGACTTTGCATACGTTTCTGAAATCTCATTACAGATTTTTAACACCCCACCATCATCCAACTCCTCATTGCCTTTATCATTTATATAACCATAATAAAAAACTGACTTTACAAGAGCCTCAGAAAACAGCTTGCCACTATCCAGTTCCCATGAATTCCTAAAGTATCTATCAAACTCAGCAGGAGGATATCTGTACCGAAAAGATTTTAACTGCTGATTATCCATGTGAGGATGCCAGTACTCCTCTTGCACAGCATTTGGTGCTGATCTGTGTGAGAAATATAGCAGGGGGTCACTTCCGGACTTAAACGCCTTATACAGCTTGTACAGAATATGTTCTTTTGTGGAAACTGTGGAGTCGATTGTACCAAGTGAGTTAATAATATTTCGTGTTGAGCCATCAAGCTGGACAAAGAACTTCGGATCTTTCATGTCAAACATTTCTGAAAACGTATATCCAGTAATATTGGAAACAATGCCAGAAAAGCTTGAAATAGGCTGAATAGAAGATGTAATCTCTTGCATGCTGTTTTTAAGAAACAACTTGCCATGCTGCACATTATTCTTACCAATAATATTAAGCAACTTCGGGCTATTTAAAATGATGTTCTGAGAAATATCATAATGCACAAATCGTGTCTGATCCTTCGACAGAGCACCAAACACGATCAACTGACGGGGGAAGCAGAAGAATTTCCATAACTGCAAAAGAACGACCACAAAGGACTTACCCTCACCACGGGGCCAACATAATACAATGACCTTATACTTAAACTTTCCATCCTTCATCGCAAGCGCAGGTCGCAGTTCGTTCTTCTGTGCTTCCCAAAACTGTTTGAAAGATTTACCTGTAACAGGATCAGGCTCAGTAGGAAGCTCTGTTGGATACATCCATCTCTTCATCTGAGAATCACGAACAGGAACTTCAAATCTCACATTCTCTTCTACAAACTTAAAAAAACCATCAGCGCCATTCTGATAGATAGGTATACGTGATACATCAAGACGTTCCATTTATTCTTCCTCATCCTCACCAATTAAATATTCTTTTCCTATCATTTTAAGTTTCTTTCTCCGAAGCTCCTGTCTCGCCTCTTCTTTCTTCTTCTGATACTCGCTTACCTTTTTCTTCCGCTTTTTCTTTTTTTTCTTCTTCCGTTTCCGCTTCACCCGCTGAGGTTTCTGATCCCCATACAAATTATCCTCAATCTTATCAAAATCTATCGCTTCACCATCCTCATTCTCGTCCT